CCAGTCATTTCTTTTTTCTAAAGATATAGCTTGAAGTTCTTCACGTAAGAATTCAATATCTTTCTTAAGCATTTCAACTTCCATTTCTAATCTATAGTTTTCTTTTTTAAGTTTTTCAATGATCCATTCTAAATCATTAGGTCCTTTATCGTTTGGCACGTTTTTTCCCCTTTCTTTTATTACCAAAAACATCATATTTTTTTCTGTATGCTTTTATTAATTTAGCTATTGCTTTTTTGTATCCCGATATTGTCATTGTTGCATCCTTTCATAGTTCATTTTTTTATTTACATCTTTTTCTTTTAACTCACCTTGGTTATTGCAATATTTACAATCTTCATAATGAGATTCTTTTTCACCTTGTATTTTAATGGTCCTATAACCATTACCTTTACACTTTGGACAAATTACTTTCATATCTAGTCTTTCTTGTATGGTTCCAAACTATTCCTAGTTTTTCAAGTTTTTTTAAATTTAAAAGTTTTTTTACTTTTTCATGTATATACATAGGCTCAAACCCAGCATTATTACATACATCAAAAAAATCTTTTGATTTATTAAGAAACCAATTTTCAGCTGATTTCTTTTCATGTATACTCATAGCTTTGTTTTCAAAACTTGAAAGAGCATCATAAAGCATTTGACATAGAACAGCTCTCCATAACTTTTGTTCTGGAATTAAATCGCCACTTTCTATTTGCACGTTTAAATTACTTGGACATTTTACCATTTAAACTCTTCGCTTTCTCTTCAATTAATATTGCAACAGTTTGTGATCTACTTACAATAACAGGAGGAGCAATCACCCTACGTATTTTATCTAATTTAGCATAAGCTTCTTTAGATAAAGTTACATTTTTATATTTACTTATATCAGTCATCTATAACCTTTCTTATTTGTTTATAATGTAGGATTTTAACCTATATTATTTTATATGTCAAATATATTATATACGACCTTGGCCGTTATACACCTTACGGGTACTTCTTTTATTAGGTCTTTTTGAATGACGTCCAGGACGTTTTTTATTAGATTGTTTAATAAATTGACCATTTCCTAAACTTACTTTTCTAGCCATTATTTATTTTTAACTGTAATTGATTTTATAATTTCTTTATTATTTAGAGGTAAATATTTAATAACACCATTAACGTGTTGTTTAAGTTCATTTCCACAAGATGTACATTTATAAATATTATCTAAAATAGATACTAAGGCTGTCAATTCTTTACAACTAGGGCAAACCCCATGAACAATTAAAGATTCAATTGTAAAGTTTTTCATACCATTGAAGAATATACTACTTTACCATTTTCTTTGCTAGCTTTTAAATATTGTTTCCTATTGCCTGCACTATTAAAACTACAATGAATCCACCCTGAATTGGGCTCATTTTCATTCCAAAACTCAAGTATACATTGATCAAAATCAATGTTGTTTACGATCCAATCTGCTACGTCTTTGTTGGGTATACCAAATATTTCAAAATCTGCGGCTTGTCCTTTGGTATGTTGACTTTTAGCGGAAGAACCAACAGCTTCACAAACTTCTACTGATCTATAACCAGAAGATACTACAACGGGAGCTTTAAAATATTCTCTAACAGGTTCTAGTATATTTTCACAAACTATTTTTAAATTTTCTATAGTCTCGTCATTGGGTTTATTGTCTATACCTCTACGAATAGCTGTATCTGAATAAATTAATTCTTGTAATGTAAAATTTTCACTTAAGTTCATTTCTTAATCTTTTAATAACTTCTACTACTTTTTGTTCGTATTCTTTGTTTGTTGAAAAATTATCTAATGCTTTTGCCATTCTAATAGGGTCTGAATTAAAAGTAAAGTCCCTAGCTTTTCTAAATTCAGCATATACTTGTTTATTATTCAATATTTCTATGTAATACCTTACAGAATCACATTTAGTTTTGAACACTCTTACACGCCAATCTATGGTATCAGGTTGCCTATATGGTAACATACCCTCTTTAGACCATATCCTTATACCAAACAAATTATGGCCCTCTAATGCAAACCTAGATCTACCATAATCAGACTCAACTATAGCTTGTGCTATTATAAGTTCTGTATTTATGTGTTTTGAAGGGGGTATTTCGAAATTAAGGTATTGGATACATTTATTAAGGGCGACTACGAATTCTTTATCATTATGATATTCGAACCTTGGCGGACCAAAACCTAGGCTTTTGGCCCAGGCGATAATGGCGTTCTCAGTCTTTTTCTTTGCTATTGGATTGGGGAAGAATGTACCTAATACAAATGCTACTAGAGCTATCATCAAATATTTTATTATTATAATCTTTGTTTTCATGACATTTACAGTGATTTAATAAGCAGCACCCAACTGCTAATTTGTTGATACAATTGATCAGAATATAAAGTAAGAGAAAATGCTTAATATAATTATATGAAGCAAAATATATATGGTAGTTGTAATTATTTTTGATGATTGATCATTTAGCAAATCTACTCTTAATACAGTATTTACGATCCATTTAGATGCTTTTTCAATAGCATTTAAATAAACAATAATAAAGTATTGTAATTTTAAATAAACTGATAATATGAACGCTTTTAATTTTTCCATAATAATAAATATTACCAGTTCCTAAATATAGGATCAATCATAAATATCACCCCAATTCTCGCCAGATTCATAGTCTACCTTGTTAGGAACCTCTAATTGAACAGCATTTTCCATGATATCTACAATCTTTTTAGCATGTTCAGGAGATTCAACTGATATATCTAATTCATCATGGATTTGTATATGAGCAACTATTCCTTCTTTATATAATTCTACCATAGACTTCTTTGTCATATCAGCAGCAGAACCTTGTATTAATTTATTTAAAGCTTTGTATGTGTAAGCTCGCTTGATCCCTGGTCCATGTTCCTGGAGTGCTTCTTCATGAGGCATAGCTTTATGCATACCGAAGCTATTAGGTTCCCATAAATGAAACCTACATAGCCTACCAAGGAGAGTTCTTATCTGACCACGTTCTTGAGATCTATTAGAAGCAGCATTTGTTAATTGTTTAACAAATGGAACTTTAGCATGATACTGTTCAAATAGTTCTGCGGCTTTTTCTTTAGATACTCCAAGCTCAGCTTGTAGCTTAGTTTTACCCATACCATAGAATAAACCTAAGTTAATAGTCTTAGCTTGTGATCTTGGAATATTTGCCATATCAGCTACTACTTGATGGAAGTCTGTATTAGGATCGTCTTTATAAGATTCAATTACATCATAGACCGATGGAAACTTATATAGAGCTGCATAGTGTACAACTAATCTAGGTTCTTGTTGTGAGTAATCGAAACAACCCCATGTATGACCTTCTTCCGGTAAAAATAAAGATCTAATGAGTGGTCCTAGATCCTTGTTCCTTGCTGGTAGTTGCTGTAAGTTTGGATTACTATAACTGAATCTTCCTGTTACAGTACCACCTTGATCAGATCTAATTTGATTAATATCAGCATGAATACGACCCTTGTGTTCATATCTAATATATGTATCAATAAAAGTTGTATGTGCTTTATTTATTTCCCTTGCTTTAGCAATCATTTGTACTATAGGGTGTTGATGTTCCTGTAAAAAATTCTTTGTAAAGGAAGGCGCCGATGATTTCTCAGTTCTGTCGTATTCTAAACCAAGCTTATCAAAAACTTTTGCAATTGATCTTGCTGCCCAAATCTGCGGTTCTATCCCTGTTTGTTCTTTTATTTTTAATAGGATCTCTTCTTCTTGTGACGTTAGCTGCTGTTTTAGTTTGTTTGCTCGCTCTATATCAACTCTTACGCCTTTAAATCGCATATCTACAAGACATGGAAACAAATCAGTTTCTAAATTAAATACTGATTCTATATCTTGATGAACTATTTCTTTTTTAAACATTTGCCAAAGTTCTAATGTAAGCTCAGCGTCTTTCTCAGCATATAATCCAACTTCCATAGCGGGTAGTTGCCACATATCTTCTTTAGGATCTAATCCTCTAGATTTAGCAGCTTCATTTAAAGAAGCTTCACTCTTACCATAACCAAGATAATCCCAAGATAAATTATTTAAACTATATTGAAATCTATTCTCATCAATTAAAGATGCAGCAATCATTGTATCTACGATTAAACCATTGATCTTGATACCCATTTGTCTAATCCAACAAACGTCATACATTGCATTATGAAATACTTTTAAAGAAGGAGTAGCCATGGTGTCTTTAAACCATTCTAATACTTTCTTTTTATCCATGTTGGGCCCTGAGCCGTGGGCTATGGGAAAATAAAAAGATCTTCCTGGTACAGCAACAGCTATACCAATCACTTCTCCATTACCTATAACAGAACCAGATCCTTTCTTTTTTAAATCAGGATCTCTAGTCTCTAAGTCTACTGCGATCTCATCATAAGATCTCAGATCTGGAAACTCTTCTGGTTCAACCCATTCCTTTTGTGCTTCAAACAGAGGTACTTTCATAATCCCTTTCTATAATCATTTCTATATAATGTATTGCTTTTAACAAATCTTGTTTCTTTCCTTTATCTTGGTGTCTGCAAATATATTTAATTGCATTACCTTCTGCAAACAGTATCTTATTTTGGTTAATAAATAAAGAAGGCTGTATTTTATATTTTTTATAGTGAGCTCCTCCCACTTGTTTAAAAAACACTTTATTACTCATAACTGATATCCTTTCCATTCTCTTTTAGATTTTAATATATAAAGATTTTCCATAGATCTTGTTGCACCAACGTACCAAACTCTATGTTCTTCATCCTGTTTATCTACATTCTCTTCCGTAGATTGTCTTATTTTCTTTGCATTATCTAATACAAGAATAACATTCTTACATTCACCACCCTTTGCTGCATGGATAGTTGATACTTCTATTCTTGGTTCTTCAGATAATTTCTCTCCATTAGTTAACATAGTTCTAATGTATAATTCTTTTTCTTGATCTAAATTGGTAAAGGCATCAAACCAAGTTATTCCTAATTCAAATCCTAAATCTTCTATTTTAACATAAGTTTTATTTCCAAACTTATTTTCATCAAATGTATCATCTAAATATTCATAGATATCTTTACAGTCTGCGATAGATATTTCTTTACCTAATGTAAGATCAGTCCATTTTAATACTGATTTATAAAGATTATGATCAAAACTTTTTCCATATCTATTTTTAAAATATAATTTCTTTTCTTTTAATAAATCAGATATTTCATCTGATCTATAAGTTGTTCTAGTTAATATTAACCATTTATCCGTTGTTAAATCTAAATTATCTATATCAAATATGGTATCTACTTTCCCTTGAACTACTTTCCCATCCTTATCCTTCTTTGCATAATATACCTTTTCTTTTCTCTTACCCTGTATTCTATTTAATATAGTATTAGATAATTCTTGAACTGCTAATGGTATACGCTCAGATTGTTGTAATACTTCTTCTTCTGCTGGCTCATCTATAAATCTATTGACATCAGCTCCAGCCCAAGCAAAAATAGCTTGGTCATCATCTCCTGCTAAAAATACATCCTTAGACTTAGATTTTAATACATCAAACATCTTCCATTGAATAGGAGATAGATCCTGAGCTTCATCTACAAAAATAACTTCAAACAAAGGACATTTATCTGAGTTAAGAACAAATTTCTCTATCATATCTGTATAGTCATCTAAATTATAAGCTTTCTTGTAGTTATTAAGATTAAGATCAATATGATGTAAAGTATCTAAATCAATATCTCTGCTCCATTCATTAGTATTAAATTCATCTTCAATTGAGACACATTTAACTCGTGCTTTACTAATTAATTTAAAATACTCATTATCACAATTCATGTAACAACTTTCCTCAGAATCATCTGAGTAATTAACTCTTATACTTAATTCTTTACCTATTTGTTCATAATGTACTGGTTGCATAACATTGTCTTCACTCATACCTAATGTATGAAAAGCTAAAGAATGTAATGTTTGAAAAAACTTAGTATCTGCCTTAGTTAAATTTTTATTTAATTGTAAAAATCTTTCTCTAGCTTCATTTGCTGCCTTTCTTGTAAAAGCAAAATAACCTATATTATTTAAAGAAACTCCTTTGTTTAGATAATTATCTACTTCATTTAACAATCTCCTTGTCTTACCTGTTCCTGGTGGACCTAATACTTTTCTAATCATTAGAATATATCTTTTTTAGATTTAACAGACATTATTTCAGGTTTAGATTGATTAATTTTAAATTTATCAATTGGTATTCTTATTACATCAATTGGATCATGTGATTCTTTTTCTCCTTGTTTTTTAGGAAATCGTTTAGGTACATTAATTTCTGTTTTATCTTTACCACCACCTATTTGTATTATCTTTTCTGCAGTCTTAGATTTGTTTTCTCTCCAGTCTTTAGTTTTTAAAGAATTATAAAAACTTTGATATTTAAAATAAGCATGGTCTCCTTCTATTAATACTGCGCCAGTTTTAAATGCAGCATTAGATTTAGCTTGTGGTCCATTTACATAATCTTTTAAATACTCTTCTAATTGTTCATCTGGAGTAGTTCCTTTAGGTGGTAATAACTCTTCTTTAGGAGGAAATAAATTATCTAATACTTCTTGGAAATCATTAGATTTTACTTTTGGAGGAACAAAATCAGCAGCAGCTGCAATAATAGATCTAATTTCTTCTTGTAATACTATTTGTTTAATATGCTTTGCCTTAACATTTTTAGATTCACCATTTGGTAACTCAACATTAAAAGTATATTCTGGTTCTGGATATTTTATTTTAACTAAACTAGACAACTTAGGAAACAATACTTTTCTGTCTGATAAAAATCCATATT